GGAACGGCAAGATACCGCTCCATGAACAACGCTTCGGGCAGTTCCCGCTCTAGTTGCTTGAGTTGTACGTTTTCCGCACCTCCAGGCCACGCAAACGGGTTGTCCTGGGACCGGAATGAGTAGACAGCAGCCTTGTCTAACGTAGCCTCTGTCTCTGATTTCCACTTCGTATACTGGGTCGGATACCAGCCGAGAGACCCTTCGAGAGTTCCCGACATGATGAGTTGTCCGAACTTCCCGTTGGACTGGCCTCGTATCTGACCGAGACGGCCTTGCGCCCTGAGATAGAAGTCGTGGGAAAGCAGCGCAGCTTCGCAGGCGAGTATCCAAACCGGCCCTTCTGCGCGCATTGCGTTCATAGGGTCTCCGACAGACTTCGTTTCTATCTTGAAAGTCTTGCCGTTCGGCGTGGGAATCTCGATTGTTCCGGGGTCGATGCGGGAAGTTTGCTTGAAACCGCCCTCTTTTCCCCTTGTCTGGGCTATTTCGGGCATCTGCATAAGCCATTCGCCTATGCAATCGCGCATTTCGGTTGATGTCAGGTTGTAGTTATCCGCAACAACCCACGCAACATTCCCGCCTGCGTCTAAAGGATAGGTGGATATAAATTCCAACGCGAGAAGATATGCCTTCATCGCTGTTGTGGTGGTCTTTGCGCCCCGGTCTCCGCCGCAAACCAGATACGTTTCCGCCGTATCGTTGAAGATGAACTCTTCGTGAACGGCAGACGGAGCAACCCACCCTTGACCTGGATGGCCGATAGGATCGGAATCATCAAGCTGCGACCAGAGAGCGCGTATGACAGGTTCTGCTAGCACGTTGCAATCCTATCAGACGTGAAAAAAAGCCCGCCCGCGGAGATGAAAACGCGGGCGGACCGGAGAGGTGTGTACGGCTATACAGAGCCGTACAAAATCAGTTTAGCCGAAGACCCACGTCCATATCTCAATCGTCCAGTAAGCCGCCATCGAGCCGGTCAGTGCAGCCAGAAACACGCCTTTGAAATCATGCAGGCTGGGCCATATCTCACGTTCCTTCTTCATATCTGTTAGCCTAACAGCACAGCCTCCGCGTTCCTGCGACCTATATGTACGAACGCATTGGGGCTGTATCGCAGGAGCCGGGGGCTTTTTCTTTTGATAGGCACATATCTCACATTCCCGATCACGGTTGCCCATAAACGGCAATCACGGGAGCATTACGTCTTAACGGGCCAGCGCGTCTGTGTCGTGAGTCCGTGCGTCAACTGGCTGATGACGGCAGGAACTCTCGTAGAGCCTGCTGGGGACCGCGTAAGAGGCGTTGGGAAGCACTCTCATGTCTAGTCCTGTTGTCTTACTGGCTGCGGACAAGGTCTGTGACGATTGTGGTGCGGAACTCGTGGCAGGCAACCGCGGTCAGTGGTACGGTTCCAAGTTCTACGGCTCTGACTGTCACCACGACCCCAAAATGTATTTAAGCAAGGGCCGCAACCGCACCGGCCACGCCTTCCGAACCAACGACTACGGAACCGAAGGCAAGAAAAAACGCCGCTCATCGCGCTAACATAAGTAAGTAATCGGAATCCGGGGTGAGACTCCCTGGTAACGCATCTCTCCCGTAATGCCCGCAAAGCGCAGGGACACCGGAAGACTCGGCATGGCAACACCAGCCTCCGCCTGTTATGCGACCAAACCTCAACTCCCAAAGGGGGGTAGGGGGGTTATTCCAAAGAACGCTACTAGCTCCTCCGTAACAGAGCGCAACAGTAACCACGATGCTAACTAAATCAGGTTTGTATTTAGCCTCAAGCATCCCTAACTCAAAACAACAACACCAGTCATAACATCCGCAGCCCTAAAGGCGGAGGTGTTATGGCATAACTCAACAACAAAAAGAAACAGATACAAAGAAACAGAAACTATTACTACTAGAGGCAAAAAGTAGCCTCAGAAACGTAGCGGTGGGTACTTCCACTACTACAACTACATCCTCTAACTAATACCCCTACCCCCCCCTACTCCTGCTTGCTACTGTCTCTGCTTCTCCCTGCCTCCTCCTCCTCCTCCTCCCACCCATCACGCCTCTCCCTCCCGCCACGCCGCGCCCGTTCCTCGTCCCCGTCGCGCGCGTGTTCCTCTCTCACTTCCTCCAACAACGGCAACGACTCAACAGCCGCAGCAGCCGCACCTAGTCGCGCGGGAATCGTACTGGCCGCGGCTGTCATAGCGGCGTACAACTGGCCGAGTCCCGCTAGCGCGCCTGTATCGTCTGGCGTACGTTCGCCGTAGTCGCCGCGATACGTTGGCGAGTGAGTGAGTACGAACTCGTGGCCTCGCGCCCCTGTTGCCGTAATGGCCGACAGTGCTCCCCGGAGGTACTCTGCCTGGGCTTCTCGTACCTGAGTACCTATTGCTGCTTGCCTATCGTTCTCGGGGTGTTGGGTGAATCGTGATAGTGACGAGTCGGATATGTGGGCTAATGCTCCAGCGTGCCGGATATCTACGCCGTTGCGGATAGCTTCCAGGAGTGTTTGGATTTGTTCGTCTGTAATTGCCATGCGCCCTAGCGTAACAAACTGGCCGCGCAAACTGGACGCGCTACCCTATTGAATATCATCATCGCCGCTGTTAGGGTTACCTGTAATCGCCCGATGTGGGCGACCACTAGCCGGTATGAACGCCGGTACAGCAGGAGAATCTAAACGATGACAGATACAACCGTTTCCATCGGAACCGTCATTCACGGCACGCTACGCGACGAGGATTTGCTCCCCGCGTTTACCGCAGAACTGGAACGTCTCGACACTACCGGAGAATACGCGGAAGTGATCGCGGAAGCTAACGCGATTATTGCCAAAGGTATGCGATGGGGCGGACATGGCGAACCTGTCGCGGATTGGAACGACGACGACCGCGAGCAGATCGGATACCTGATAAACGAGTCACTGATCGACGCGCTCCAGACATTCTGCCCCCCCCATGTTTACTTCGGAAGCATAGAGGGAGACGGTTCCGACTTCGGATTCTGGACCACTGATCCGCGGGATACGTGCGATGTCGTGGACATTATGGGCGGTAACGGCGCATACGTGGATACGGAATGTGGATTGTATGTCCAGGTATCCGACCACGGAAACATTAGCGTCTACGAGCTAGCAGGAGCGGAAATCTGGTCCGCGGTCTAGCTTGCCCGCTGATTCTGCCCGCCAGCCGTAACTGGTGGCGGGCAGGGACGGTTGCACAAGCACACCGACACAACCCAACCGGATGAACCCGGCACAATCTCAGGAGTACGCACAGGATGACAACCGAAACTATGACACTAGCGCAGATTTTGACCGACGCGGAGTATTCCGCACGCCACGACTTCACGGTTGACGCGTCCACCGACGCGCACGACATGGCGCATGAGATAGCAGACGGCGCGGTCCCGGTTTACTACAACCGTATCGCGGAAGTAGGCGCGAGTGATCTTGACTTGATCCTTGACGAGCCTGAGATCGGGCCAGCGTTTGACGGTTCGCCTACTCCGGTGAACATCATCGCCGCGAACATCTACGAGCGCGTGTTTAATCACGTGCTACCGATCTTAGAGGAGATGGTCGCGGAACTGGACTAGATACCCAAACGCCGAGCAACGGCGGCGGCTGTCCGTTGCGCCTAGCACCCTAGAAACAGGAGATTATGAGATGACACACTTTTGGACATGCGCCGCACACCTGGCCGAGATTGGCGACCACGCGAAATACTTCGGACCGGGCGAAACGATTCACATTGTGGCCGAGTCCGAATGTCCCGACCACCGGGTTGAAGCCGAGCGGGAAGGCAACGCCGCACGCCTAGCTTGACCGCTGCCGCGGGGCGCAACCTGTAACGGGTTGCCTCCCGCATCGGCGAACCTAGCCGACAACCTACCGCCCGGCATGAGTACCGGGAGCCAGGGAGATACCATGTCCACCACGAGCCATAAACCACTAGCACCCGGCCGCGTACGTTGCCGGTGCTGCCAGCGCAGTATGCAACGGTTAAAAACCACAAACGTACAGGTTCACATGCGCTGCCTGACCGATCACGCTGGCAGTATGCGTTGCCAGAACCCGAACGGATGCACACT